AATTTGGTTATTTGCATTTTTAACTGTTGGACCGTATAATCCAGCTAATGATGATTCTAAAGCACCTAATGCTCTATGTTTTTCACGTAATTCTATTATGTTAAAACATGGAATTTGTAAACCAAATGACACACTACGTTTAAATTTATTAAACACATAAAAACTTTCTGATCTACCTACATAGTTAACATCACCCCAAGTAGCATCAGATGACACTTTAAATCCATTAATATATGCTGGGAATATTATTCTATGCATATTTGTAGCATCAAACGGATCTAATAGTTGAAATACAACTGACATTTGGTCACCATCAACTCTATCATATGAAGTTAATTTACCAAAATTATTAGGGATGTATTTAAAATTTGTACTATTTCTTACAAGACCAGATTCTTCAGATTTTTTAAATTTATTATAAAAAACTGTTCTATAACTATATTTTCCATCTCCTTTAGTATCAGCACCATTATAGTATTGAAATCCTTTTTTAGTTTGTTTTTCGTTATAATTTATAATATCTTCTAATTGCTTAACTCCTTTGTTATTAATAGCAATATTATAAACAGAGTTTTTAATTTCTTTTACAGGTGCAAACCCAGTAAAAGGAATGTCGGTGTCTTTTTTATTTGTTGAAGATGCTTTAACGGCACTTCTGTACATATTAGATACACCAGTATCAGCTTTAATTAAATCTCTAACTTCAGTAGGATATATTTTTGAAAATGCTAAATCAGTTAATTTTTTTAATCTATCATTATCACTAGTAACAGATGATCTTCTAATAGTAGTAGAACCAATACCAAATCTTGAATTTGGACCACCACTATACTGATCAATAATCATATTTGCTGGTGGTGATGATACATTGCTAATTTTATTTACAGTATTTGTGATTTGGTTTAGAAGCTGACTTCCACCAAAAAAACTAGCAATACTACTAGCAGTACCTAAAAATGAAGATACTCTAGATAATGTATTTCCTACTCTATCTTGAAGTTCTGTTTTTTTAGTTTGGTTTGAACCTAATCTACCTAACTGAAATTTCTTATATAATGTAGTTAATCGGTTATCTTTTTCACTATTATTAGCAGTAACAATACTTTCATATTTTTGTTCATCACTCATTGATGGTGAAAAACCATGTCTAACAATGTGTTGACCTAAAGCATTAACTGGTATTTGAGCTAATGTATTAATACCCAAATTATAAGTACGAGTAGGACCTCCAGTAGCATTATTTATTCTAGTACCAATATTTTGAACAAAATTTGATATTTTTCCTAATAATCCTGGGGGTGATACTATTGTATTACCTAATCCTTGTCTAATTTCTAGTCTAGGATTAGATAATTGTAATGCAACTTGCTTAGTTAAAAATAAAGGACCTACAGGTAAATCTGTTAAAAACTTACCAATACGTATAGTATCAGTTATACCAGCGTTTGTAGAACCTATAATACCTCCACGTACAAATCCATCATCAAATTTAGAAAGACGGAGTCTGTTAAAAGTTCTATCTACTGTGTTTATATCTGTTACAATATATGGTTTTGTAGAATCACCTTTAGTTCCGGTTTCTCCAAACTTTAATGATTTAAGTCTAGTGTCTTTTAACTTTGCAAATAAAGACATACTTATTATTTAAATATTTGATCAGAATATTTTTTTCCTGTTCCTGATTTGTATTTTGATTTATTAGCACTATCTGCTTCATCTAAAAGAGATGGGTTTCTTGTAATTTTTGGATCCCCAATTGTAGATGATTGATTATGTAATGTTGAAATTTTATCTTCAGCATTGAATTTTGGTTTAGCACCTTGAAAGCCTAAACGCATTTTTGGTAAGAAATCTAATAATCCCATTTTGTTGTTGTTATTTTAGTATAAATATTTAAAATTAAGCTGATCTATATGATTTTTGAATTAATCCGGTTCCTACTGATTTGGAATCTAAATGTACATCCCATGATTTATTCTTTAAATCAGTAACAGCAGCAGTTACTTGATTAATTGCATCTATCATTGGAGATAAATCCATTGAAGATCCAGCATTTATATTTGGGGATACTGCTAGTTTATCTCCAGCAGCAGTAATTGCGGTTTGTCCATATTTATTTTTAATTCTAAATGGACCTCCACCTGTTGCGACACCATCTTGTATAGATTGGTCTGGTGATCCATACTCATCAAAAGCAGCTGATGCACCTCCAAGTAACCCTCCAATTCCTGCGCCTACAGCTGTACCTAAACCAGGAATAATTGAACCTATCATAGCACCAGTTGCAGCCCCACTTAAAGCACCTGATCCTACTCTAGCTGCTTTAGCTAAATCCTGATTACCACTTCCTTCAGCCGACTCTGCAGCATAATCTAATCCAGCTCCCGCTACTCCAGCAGCTAGTCCTACTCCAGCTCCTTTTAATAAACCTCTACCCATTCCTCCAGTTCTGCCTCCTTTAGGTACTCGTCCTCCTCCTTTTTTAAATTGACCTCCTGATTTTTTTCCTAAAACCATATCACTAATTCCACCACCTCCACTACCAACTTCTTTAGTAATCATTGGGTTAAAATTTGTACCTCTCAACATTGATTTTCCAACTAATGCAATTAAAGCTCCAATTGTAGTTACAGAAGCGGCACCAGCTAATATCCCTCCAACCCCAGGAATACTTTTTATTAATGAAAATATTTTACCAAAAACCCCAAATATTTTAGTAACATGTTCTAAACCTTTAGATAATGATTCTAAAAATGAACCTAAAGGACCAGCAATTAAATTACCAATAATACTTTTTATTTTTTCTAAAGCAATATTGAATTTATCTTGAACTGATTGGCGTTTTGCAACTTCATCTGCTTCTTCTGCGGTGACCTGGGCTAATGACTTACCTTGAGAAATTGCTATTTCACGTTTTTTTAATTGGTTTGCTAACTCATCTGATGTAGTACCTAATGCTTCAGCATATGATTTTTGTGCTATAACATTCATACCGCTAAATTTAGCAGCAGTCATACCTTGATTAGCTAATTCATTAGCAACTGTTACTTGGTCACCCATTAAAGCAGCAGCTCTAGCGCGTTCAAGATTTAGTTGTTCACCTGTAATTAATTCAGCTTTTAATTCGTTTTCAATTGATGATTGAAAATCGAGTAAAGATTCACCTTGTGATTTTGCTTGTTCTAATGAAGTACCTAATGCTCTAGTTGCTACTACAGCTTTAATAATCTTTTCAGGATTATTACCTAAATTAGATGCTAATTGACCTGACACTTTAGCAGCTTCAGCTATGGCTGCTTTAAATGGAACACTGGTTTTTAATGCATTACGAGTAGCAACATACCCTTTTAGCATTGATTGGTATGTAGCGTTAGATGATTTACCCTGTAGTACTGAAAATTGATATATTCCTGCAGCTTCATCAGACGATAATCCTAACTGTTTAGTTAGCATTATTTGGGTTTCTAGTTGGTTTTGAGAAAATTCAGCTGTATATCCTGTTGATTCAGTTAATTGATTTGATGCTTCTGCTAGATTTGCAGTATTTACATTTATGTTGTCAGAAGAATGTTCCATTCTGACAAAGTTTTCTCTAACACGATCTGAATTAGCAGCACCGTATCCTAAACTTTTTCCTAATTCAACTGATTGTTTATTTGCTTTAAAAGCAGCATCTAAAAAGAATTTAATTATACTCACACCAGATGTTAATGCTGATGTTATGTTTTTACTTACTTCTTTAAATCCAGCAGCAAAGACGGACTTTTGTTCATTAGCTGCTTTAGTCATTGCTGATGATAATTTGTCTTGGTCTATTAATTTCCCAATAAGTGGGATACTACTTAAATCTTTTGCTGTTTTTTTATATTTAGTTAGTGTTTCTTGTTGGGCTTTTAATTTTACTTCTAATTTTTCAGCTTCTTTATTTTGAGCTTTTAATGCTTCTACAGTTTCTAATTCAGCTTCTTGAATTTTTTTTACTAATACTAAAGATTGGCTTTTAAATTTAGGATCTTCAGCAGCAGCACTTTCTAATGCGTTTCGAACTTTTAAACTCTTCGATTCAACTTCTAGAATTTGCCTAGATATATCTTTTGATTTTGCTTGACCTTCATTTATTTTAATTTGATTTTGAAGAATCAAATCACTAGATTTACCTAATCCACTAAGAGCACGTGTAGCATCAGATTGGATACTTTTAACATATTGTTTAGTATAATTATCAGCATCAATAATATTAGCAGTAAGCTGAGATTTAATCATAGCTCCTAAACTGTTAAATGCATCATTTAATGCAGCTACAGTTTCAACTGTTTCTTTTAATATTTTATTAGGATCTTCAGCAGGTTCGGCCATACTATAATTTAATTATATAATATAAATATAAAAGACACCTATTTTTTAGGTGTCTTATATGAATATGTAGGTTTTTCAGGTGGTTGGGGAATGTTTGGACGAGCAATTTCTTTGATATCTGTTTTATTAGTAATCATTTTTTGCTGTTTTTCAGCTTCTTCAGCTTGTTTATCAAAATGTTCTTGTATTTTTTTAAACGTAAACCTTCTAAGCCAAATAGGCATATTATAAATTGTATGCCAATCGTATCCACCATTACCATGAAATACTATTTCATGAATTGTAGTAAATAAATTTGCTCTATACTCCGGAGTCAGGCCAAAAAAAGTTTAGACCAATTGGTATAGCTACACCCTCCTGTGTGTATCCGTCTTTTTCGACATCAATTTTTAATTCAACATCCGGCATTACTTGGCTATAATAATCGCGTAGAGCACGCGAATCCTGTGCAGTAAGGTAATTGTCAACGAAATTGCGGATATCCTTAACTTCTTGCTGACCCTCCACTGATGTTATCATAAATTTTAAACGAGTAGTTAAATCGAATGAATCGTTTGGATATAATTTCTTTAATCCTTTTAATTCTTGATCAATTTTCTTTTCATCACCACCATCTAATAATTTAAACGTGATTACATTGTTTGATTGAGGTAAAGTGAAGGTAAATTCGTTTTTACCTGGAGTAATAAGTGATTCGTCTATTGCTTTTTCTTTTAATGTAGTTAAATCAGCAGTATAATCTTCTACTTCTCCGGTATTTTCATTTGTAAATTTGATTGGATAATCTTTACCATATCCTAAAATACGAGCTGCAATTAAAATAGCATTTTTATCTCCAACTAATAAATCATTAAAATTAATTGGTGTTACAACTAATGCTTCAAGTAATTTATCAATTGCTGTACCATTTTTGATGTAATTCATATTAGTTAAAATATCTTCATGCTTTGCAGTCATATATGACATTTCAACTTCACCAGAAGATAATATATTATCTTTTGGATATAATAAACCTTTTGAAGGTAAGGTGATTGTTTCTGTTGGTAACTTAAATTTTGATTCCATATAACAATTTTATTGTGCGTATATAAATATATAAAAGAAAAAACCCCTCGACAATATGCCGAGAGGTTTTTATATTATTCACAATCTAATTCTTAGTAATTCAATACGCAATAATCCATTGCAATTGTTAATGAAATACTTGCAGCTGTTTCACCAGATGACCAATCATACTCACCAAAGTTGGCAGTTTTGGCATAAGCACCTTTGATAACCCATTCAGACACTACATCACCTACAGGTCCTAATACGTTTAATACAACATCTTTCTTGTAGAAATCTGAGTATCCGTCACGTCCTGTTACTGATTCGTGAGCTAAACGAGCCCATTCCATTACTGCTTGTGCACCTGATGGAGCGATTGGATCATAAAGTTCCAAAGTCATATCTTGCCATCTTACTTTACCTTTTATTTTACGGTAGGTGTTGATGTGATCTAATATGATTTCTCCAGCTTCAAATGAAGGTGACGATGCTTTTTTAATTAAATAAGCTGGAATCCCGTCTATGTACATTATGAAACGATTCTGAACTTTTGGTTCAAAAGCGGTAAACATAATTTCTGATGAATCTAATACTGCCATTTTTTATATTTTGTTTATTATAAATATCAATTATTTAAATTTTTTATTATGCTGGGAAAGCAGCTCCAGTTGGTTGAAGTGTGAAATCCAAGATAATAAATTCAGCAGTTTTAGTAGGTTGAACATAAATCTGACCAACTAATTGATTACGATCAATTATGTCTGCTGTATTGTTTGTATCGTCCATTATTACTTTATAAGCATATAATCCTTGTTTTGAAACGATTTGTTCCATGTATGGATTAACTACTGATAAGAAACGATTACGAGTTACTGTAGTATTTTGTTCGAATACTAATTGACGAGAAACTGAAGAAACAAAACGTTTCAAGTTAATCAACAAACGACGAACGTTAACACGATCTAATGATGTAGCACGTTTTTGGAATGTTTTCTGTCCAAATGCTACAACACCTTCACCTGGGAATGTTGCTAATGGGTTAACATTTGCAGCATACAAATCATCGCGATCAGTTGCTGATAATTTACGTTCAGCTCTAATTACAGATCCGATACCACCACGATTTAAACCTGCTGGAGCGAACCATTCAGCACCTACTGCATCGTTAAATGCGTAAACACCTGCCATTACTACTGATGGTGGACACCATACTGGACGACCTAAATTAGCACTTTGAACTTGAACCCATGGCCAATATCCAGCACCATAATTTGAAGTTGAACCAGCAGCTG